GAACGTTTTAACATTAAAAGATGTAGATGATGAATTACAAGAATTTATTGAGCAAGGCTTTAAACCTGGGTATCAAGTCGGCCTTGATAACTTTGATAGCATATTCAGTACTTACACAGGACAATTCATCACCGTTACAGGTGTGCCTAGTTCTGGTAAGTCTGATTTTGTTGATAGAATGGTGGTGGGTTACCAATTAAAATACGGCTGGAAAACAGCATTTGCTTCACCGGAAAACAAACCAACATTTTTACACGCACATAAATTAATGCGTAAAATTGGTGATTGGATGCCAACTAAAGAAGATATTAATACAAATAAATGGGAGGAAGTATCTAATATTATAAATGATAATTTCTTTTTTATTGAAAATGAAAGATATGATTTAGATTCTGTGTTAAGTAAAGGTGCACAGCTTGTTAAAAGAAAAGGTATAAAGTGTTTAGTTATAGATCCATATAATAAAGTAAAAATGAATGGCGCTGCAACTATGAGTATACCTGATGCAACCATGGAATACTTAACACGCATAGAAGCCTTTGCTAAAAAATATGATGTGCTTGTTATAGTTGTTGCACACCCTACTAAAATGTATAAAAAAGATGATGGTACTTTAGATGAACCTAATATGTATAACATAAAAGGTGGTGGTGAATGGTATGATGCAAGTTATCACGGGCTATTAGTACACCGCAATTATGAAAAGAAAACTGTTAAAGTAAAAGTATTAAAAGTAAAGTTTCAAAATTTAGGTGAAAACCAAGCTGAAGCACATTTTAAATGGGATCATATAAGTGGTAATTATATACCTATTCTTGATGTAACAAATAATATTATGCCATGGGAAGTGGATTAAAAAGTAGAAAAAAAAGAGATAATTATTCATTACCGCAGTATCTTGCAAATGAAAATGAATTAAAGTGGTATAATTATTGTGTTAAAAATGATATAAGAATATCACCAATGGGTATTTATAAAGATCCTAATAACTGGCATATAGAAGTAAGATTAGGACCATATAAAAAAGGAGAAAAAGGTTATGTTTCACCTAATGTATATGATAGAAAAAGTATATGGAAAGAATATTATTTAATGTGTAAATATTACTATGATAAGCATACAAGATGAATATAGAGGATTATTGTCAGGCGTATTCTACGGAGGATTATCTAAGCCAGACAGAACAGGCACAGGAACTAAAGCTGTATTTGGAAGAATGTTATCTCACGATATGGCACTTGGCTTTCCATTATTAACAACTAAAAAAATATATTTTGATCATGCAATTACGGAATTATTATGGATATTACAAGGGCGTACTGATCTTAAGTACCTACGTGATAATGGTGTTACTTATTGGGATGCTGATTATAATAGATCAGGTAGGACTGATGGTACGCTTGGCCCTGTTTATGGGTACCAGCTTCGGAACTTTAATGGTGTTGACCAACTTAAAGATATACTCATCAAAATTAAACGCGAACCGAGCTCGCGGCGCATTATGGCAAGCTTTTGGAATCCCAATGACATGGACAATATGGTGTTACCTCCTTGCCACTATAGCTTTCAAATATATATAAATGATGGAAAAATGGATTTATGCTGGCAACAACGATCAGTTGATATTTTTCTTGGGCTTCCTTATGATATTGCAATGTATGGTTTATTATTACTTATGTTATGTAAAGGAACAGACTATACGCCCGGCAGGCTCATTGCTTCCCTTGGTGATTGTCATATTTACAATAATCACTACAATCAAGTGGAACAACAGTTATCCCGTAATTTCCGCGAACTTCCTTTTGTTAGCGTCGATTTTGGACTTAATATTGTTGAAGGAGCAGCAGAATTTTTAAGAATACCAACAAAGGGTATGGTACATATTTCGGGATATGATCCACATCCACCAATTAAAGCAAAATTAAATACATGATTATGAAAAAAATATTATTATTACTATTGCCATTATTAGGTTATGGCCAAATGCAACAAACATTTAGTGGAGAAACATTATATGTAAACGGAAGTGAATACGAAATTGTAGGTAAAAGTGTTGACTTTATGTACGACGTATCTGAAGTAACAGTAGAAGATGTAATAAATGCACCATCGGATTATGATGCTGTTTACAATTATGATTTGTATAGAGAAAACAACTTTAATATTGATTTAAATATTTTTCAAGAAAAAATAGGTAAGGCTGTTATTAAAAGTGAAGACAATGAATATTATTTAATAAATTTATATGGAAACAACTATTAAAAAAGGTAAGTATAAAATATATCATATCTTTGGTAAAAAAATTGGTTGTACAACAAATATTAAAAAACGCGTTGAACAAGAACAAGGATTTAAACCAGGTGAATATGAAATTTTATATGAAACAGATGATATAGGTGAAGCTTCTAAAGCTGAAAAACTTTTACAAAAAGATTTAGGTTATAAAGAAGATTTAAAATTATATAAAGATTTATTTAAAAAAAATATGAGTAAACACAGTTCATCCGAAGCAACAACAACATATAAAATATCTACTAAAAATATTAATGCAAGTTTTTTAGCTGATATGGAAATTGAAACGTCTTATGGTAAATTTATATTAGACTCACAAGATAAAATTGATTGGGTATTAAGTAACGTTAACCAAAGTCAGTATGGCCCATCAACTTGCTATACATACAATAAAGCAATGTCCGAAGCGGGTGCATTTCAAAAATGCGGATCAGAAGATAATTTTGATAACATACGCAACTGGGCTAACGAAAGAGGTATTATAGAAAAAGGTGATAGTAAAACCCAGTATATAAAATTAATGGAAGAAGCGGGTGAACTTGCTGAAGGGTTATTAAAAAAAAATAAAGATGAAATAAAAGATGCTATTGGTGATATGATTGTTGTACTTACTAATTTAGCCGCTTTAGAAGGACTTGCAATTGAAGAATGTATTGAGCATGCTTATAATGAAATACGTGATAGAAAAGGTAAAATGATTAATGGAACATTTATAAAAAATTAAATATGAGCGCTAGAAAAGATAAAATAATAGGAAATGTAATTGAAAAGATTTTAAAACGTTCTGAAGCTGGCTATAAAAAATATGGTGTTGGTTTAGATAAAGATGAACAAACACTTGATACATGGCTTAATCATCTACAAGAAGAACTTATGGATGCTGTTAATTATATTGAAAAAGCTAGATCTGTATTACAAGATGAAATTGAAGAGTGTTATATACGCGATTCAAAAAGTATAAGTCGTTATCCTGAGTCTAATTATTGGACACAAGATACTACATGAGATTAAAAAGAAAATCTAAAAAGAAAGGACCTGTACAAGCAAAAAAAATATCTTATGATGGAATTAAGTTTGCATCAGGTCTTGAAAGATATACTTATATGGCTTTAAAAAAAGCAAAGCTATTTGAAGGTTATGAAAACGAAGTGTTTCAGCTTATAAAAGGATTTAACTTTAATAATATATCATATGAAAAACAAGCTAATGGTAAAGGTGAATATGTTAATAGAGGACAAAAAAAAATATTAGGTATAAAATATACACCTGATTTTGTTGGCAAAGACTATATAATAGAATGTAAAGGGAGAGCTAACGAGTCTTTTCCTATAAGATGGAAATTATTTAAATTATGGCTCACGAAAAACAATATTGGAAAGACGCTTTACAAACCGCAAAATCAGAAAGAAGTGGACAGGACAGTGGATTTGATAAAGCAGCAGAGAAAAAGAAATCAAGGTTAATGTACAATAGGCGGCTCTTGCAAAGAGAAGTTAAAGAACTGCTTAATAAAAAAATTATAAAGTATGGAGAAATCGTTAGACTTCATAGAAAATATGGAATTCAGTCTACAGGATCATTATAAAGAGCGAATAAATTGGCACATGAAAATGTTAAAATATTATTTAGATGAAAAGTACAGGTTGGGAACTTAGCGCAGGATTATATCCTGGTGTTCTTATAGGAATAAGAAGCTACACAGAAGAAAAATTTACAGAACACGTTTTTTATTTACCATTTATAGAATTATGTTTAACAATACATTATGAATGAAGAAGCATTAGAAGAATATATTAGAAAACATTATCCTAGAATGTTTAAAAATAAACCTGTTATTATAGAAGAACAAGAAAAATTTATTACAGTTAAATACAACAAGGACGCAAGTCCTATAATATTAAGTAAAGATGTACTCAAAATTATATGATATGTTATTAAAATCTGCAAAAGCAGATAAATCAAAAGCAATGCTCAGCTTAGATTTGTTAAGTGAAAAAGCTGCTGGTATAGGAGATCATTCAACAGATGATTTTTATAAAAATGCAGAACAAGCTTTGCAAATGTTAGTTGATGCTGACGATAGAATTGAAGCACTAAAAATTTATTTTGATGAAGGAAAGTAAACTATTAGAAATGCAAAATAAAGTTGAAGCGTTAGGAAGTGCTTTAACAAGGGTAATTAATGAAATGACTAATCTTAAAGATTTAAGTATTGGTACAATGGAATTAGTAAAAAAATTACCTGATTACGATAAGGCTTTAGAAGAATTAAAAGAACAATATAAAAAGAAAAAAGATGAGTCTATTCAAACAAAGGAT